TTATGATAACCGGCTCAACAAATCCAAACTCACGAATAGAATCCTGCAATTTTTGGAGCATATGATCGCTAATTCTGCGGGGATTGTATTCCGCCTTGATTAACTCTGTAATTTTTCTGGTTTCCATTGTTTTGACCTTTCTAAAATTATATTTTTTACTTCATCAATGTCAGTTACAACATAATATTCAAATCCAAGCAACTTAATCTTAGCTTCGAATAAATGCTGGTTTTGGTTCTGCTTCCCACCCTCTCGTTTTACCTCTACAAAGACAGTCCTGCCTTCCGGTAAATAAATTATGATATCGCTACTGCCTGACTTGCCAAAGCGCATAAAACGCCTGTTACCGCCAACCGGCTGAACAGCGAAAGCGCCTGTATTATTGCGAATAAAATAAAGTTTATTCATATTCTCAAGCATCTGCAAATAATTGCAAATAGCGGTTACGATCTGGCTTTCTTTTACTGGCATAATTTGCTCCATTCAATCAAATAATTTTCATACCATTGCGGGATTATTACCGAAGCGCTTCTATTATTCAAAACATAATCATAAGCCGTTTTTCCCATTACTTTTCTGTATTCGGGATTTTCTATCAATAGTTTTAATGCCTTGAACCAATCATTTCTTTTGGCTAAAATTCCTCTTGTTTTATCAATTACTTCACAATATTCACCGACTTTTGAGGCGACTGTTGGAACTTCACACATTGAATATTCATAAAACTTGATAGCGCTTTTTGATTGATTGAACTGATGATCTACAAG